GCGGCTATGAGATTCCGGTCGATCAGGCGACTGCCGACGTGCTCACTGCGGCTGGCTATTCAGTGGAGATTACGTAATGTGCAGTTCTTCTTGTCCGACCCCCGGTGCCCACAAGACGTGGGGCGAATGTGTGAGAGCTAAGGGCATCCAGATTGGTGACCTAAAGCATCACGACATAAATAAGCGCGGTGAGGCCGATCTCGCGGCCTACAAGGCTGCGCGTGACCAGGGCATTCAGCCGTCTGGTATTGAGCGGTCCGCTGTGGACCGTGCTGTCCGAATCTCCGAGGCGGACGGTAAGGCGTTCGTCGCGAATGAGGGCTTCTAATGGCTGACACCTATGGCACGCTGATTGACTACATTCAGGGCCAGCTTCTCGGCTTCGTTACCGACCCGCCGTCGTACGGCACGCTTCAGAACGTGCTCGGCCCGACTGATACGCAGGTCACGCTGAGCCTGTCGGGGGACACCATTCCCCAAGGCATCATCGAAGTTGACGACGAGCTGATCTTCCTACAGGACTACGACGAGTCCACCGGGATCGCGAATGTCCCCGCTTGGGGACGTGGGCAGCAGGGCTCTACGGCGTCTGCGCACCAGGCCGGTAGCAGGGTCACCGTGAACCCGAAGTACCCGAGGCGTCGGGTGGCTCAGGTGGTCAATCAGGTAATTGCTGGCATGTGCCCGCCGATGTTCGGCGTGCAGACTGGTCAATTCCAGGCGGAGTACCTGACGTGGGAATACCCGCTCCCTGCGGGAACGCGGGCTCTCTACAAGGCGGAATACCGGCCGTTCAATGCGGCGGTCTACGACTGGCGTCCATTGGCGGGCGCGGTGGTGAAGCGGGACACCGGCTCCCCGGTGCTCCACGTGCCTACGCGTGAGGGCTTCCTTCAGGCGGAGGTCAGGTGGACGGTGATGGCCGATCCGACCCCCTTGGTAAATGACAGCGACCTGTTCACTGCCACCGGGCTCCCGGAGTCCTCGGCCGATTGTGTCTCGCTCGGTGCAATTCCCCGTCTGGTGACCACGACCGACCTTGCGCGTCAGCAGCTCAACAGCGTCGAGCCGTCTGAGCGGTCGCTGATTGTTCCGGCCGGTTCGGGTGCGAACGCAGCGAAGTTCTACCTGCAAATGTACCAAATGCGGCTAGAGGCTGAGGCTAACAAGCTCAGGCAGCAGTACCCGCTGAAGATGATGAGGAACTTCTAATGAGCGTGCGCAACTTCAATAACGTAACCACTATTGGCACCCTCGTCGCTCCGGTCGCTGCCTCCGCTACCTCGATCTCGGTGCAGAACTTCAATCAGGCTCCGCCGGTCCCGTTTACGGCGACTATTGACCGGAACCTCGCGACTGAAGAGATTATCCTCGTCACCGCTCAGTCGGGTGGTGCGCTCACCGTCATCCGTGGCTACGACGGCACGGCGGCTCAGTCGCATTCTGCGGGCTCAGCAATTGAGCACACCGCTGGCGCTATCGAGTACACCGAAGCCAACGGCCACGTGAATGCGTCTGTCGGCGTCCACGGGACGACGGGTGATCTGGTCGGCTCTGAGGGCGAGCAGACTCTTTTCGATAAGACGCTGGTGTCGCCTCTGTGTGAGGCGGACGTTGCGGGTGGCGATGCGGTGGTCGCTTACATTCCGGCTGGCGCTGAGGTCCGCAATCTGTTCCGTGGCATCGGCTCCGATGGCCTCGACAAGATCGTGATTGATTCCTCCGGGAAGATCACTGTCGGCGGTCAGGATTTGTCGGCTGCCACAGCGAGCGCCACGGCGCTGCCGACTGCGAGCACTCTCGTCAAGCGCGACAGCTCCGGTGCCGCGCAATTCACTAAGGTCACGGTCACTACCGCTCCTGCTGCCGCGACGGACGCGGCCCCAAAGAGCTACGTCGATACTGCGGTCGCCCCTAAGGCCGATAAGACGTATGTAGACACTCAGGACGCCGCCGCAAAGACCTACACCGACAATGCGGTCGCAGGCATCCCGAAGATTTATGTGCAGTCTGCTCAGCCCACCGGGACAATTGCGGACGGTTCTCTCTGGTTCCAGGGGTAACCGATGACTACGTGGTCAGGATTCGTCAATCACCTAGCTATCGGTTACGACGTTTGGACCGACGCGTACGACTCGTTTACGCCGTCGATCAACGTCTACATTCAGATCAGCGTCAAGTGCGACCCGTCGTTCAACTTCAACGACTCGGAAACGGCTGTCCTTTCCGGGTCGGCGTCAGGTAGCTGGACATTCCAGAACACCCTTCAGGCGAACGGTGTGGTCGCGGTTGGCTCCGCGACAATTCCCAATCAGGGCCAGAGCTACGGCGGTGGCCCGGCCTACTCATTCCACGCACAGCTCAATGGTGTGTATCTCGGCGCGGGTCCGGCAATTGACTTCAGCTACACGCTGCCAGCCCGTCCTATCCGGGTGCCCAATGCGCCCGGTACGCCGTCTTTCAGTGCGGTGCTCGCGACTACCGCGACAATGAACTGGACCGGCTCGACCGACAACGGTGGCTCGGGAGTTGACGCCTACCACCTTCAGGTCGATAACGACGCTACGTTCGCGTCTCCGATCCTGAGCTTCAACAGCAACAGCGGTGCGGGGCTCACCGGGCTTTCTCCTGGCACGAAGTATTACGGCCGGGTGCAAGCGCACAACGGCGCGGGGTGGGGCGGCTACAGCGCCGCCGGGTCGTTCACTACGAACACCTACCAATTGGCAGCGCCGACGCTGACCACTACGAGCCCTACGTCAATGCACGTGGCCTGGGGGAGTCCGCCTACTGCGGACACGCCGACCGGCTGGGATTTGCAGGTGGCTACCTCGTCTGACTTCTCGTCAATTGTGAAGACGGCGAGCGGCGCGACGTGGGGGACTAGCACCGACATTACCGGGCTCTCGCCTGGCACCAACTATTTCGTGCGAGTGCGTGCGCACACCGCTTCCGGGTTCGGGGCTTTCTCCCCGACTGCTTCTTTGAAGACGCTCACCGGGGCGAAGGTAATGCGTAACGGCTCATGGGTCGATGCGCCTGCATATGTATATCGCGGTGGATCGTGGGTTTCTTGCACGGTCTACAAGTATCGCGGAGGGACTTGGAATCTATGACCGCATCGTATAACGGCTTCAAAGCCGGTGACCCTAGCGTCTTCACCCCGCCGGGGCTCGACAATTCGTTCGTGCCGGGGACGAGCGTTCAGCTCCGCCCTGGCATCCACAAAGGCGACATTGCCACCGTTCTGTTCTATGTGGCGGCTCAGCTCGACAAGCGGGTGGAAGACGGCGACATTGGGCAGGACGAGTGGGGCTACGCCTACCGACCGTCTAAGAACGACGCCTCGCTAATTTCGTGCCATGCGTCGGGGACCGCATTCGACTGGAATGCGCAAAAGCATCCCAATGGCAAGAAGGGGACGTTCTCTGCGGCTCAGGTCAAGGAGATTCGGAAGATTCTCGCCGAGGTCAAGGGCACCGTCCATTGGGGCGGTGACGGGTGGGGCAAGGGTTCCACTATTGACGAAATGCACTTTGAGATCGCTGAGGGCACTACGCTGGAACAGCTCGCAGAGGTTGTGAAGGAGCTGGGGACTCCGAAGCCTGCACCGGCTCCCGCGCCGTCCAATTGGTATCACGGGTCTATCGGCACGCGGACGTTGCAGAACGGTTCGCAAGGCGATGACGTTGGGAATCTTCAGTCGATCTTCAATGTCCGCTACCCGCTGTATTCCAAGCTGGTGTGCGACGGCATTTTCGGTGACCGCACTGAGGCCGTGGTCCGGGAGTTTCAGAAGAGGTCCAAGCTGACCGTCGATGGCATCGTTGGTCCCAAGACCTTCCACGCGCTCGGTCTGTAATTACCACGGGGGCCGGACGGGGGGCTCACAGCCCGCCCACCCCAGAGCTAGGGAAACAGGTTCCCCCGTCCGGCACCTCAGGACACTACCAGCGCGGGAGGGCCGGTCACGATCCGGACCTCCGGGTCCTCGCGGTCGCCGTATCCCACGCGACCCACCCGGCGTGCTGCCAATTACACCACACCACCCTTGCCCGTTTTCCTTCGACCGGGGACCGGCGGGGGAGTGGTGGGCCAAGCCACTATGAAGGATAGCAATGGTCACGACGAACTTTGAGACTGCCGATAACGTTGGTGGTGATCTGCCGGTTGCGGTAGGTGGTGGGCATGTTGCCGCTGGGGCAGCGAACAGCCATGCCGACGTGTTCATTGACGGTTTGGCTCTCAACCTGCACATCACTCCGAACACGACCGCTTTCGGCGGTGAGCCGTACAAGCGGCAGACGGCCGACCAGACGAAGCCTCAGTACGACACCGCGCCAATTGCCGGTGAGCACTCGCTGTCGTCCTACTGGATTCGCTCGCAAATGTCGCTCCACGGGGGAGCGGGCATCAAGTATTTGGACACCTCGCAGCTCGACCTCGCGTCGCAGGCCGCTCCCACTGAGCTGCGCTACGACACGTCGCGCGGGATCGACGTGTGGACAAAGGGTGAGATCAAGAGGCTGCCGGACACCGCTGTCCTCGCGGCCACCGCTGGTAAGACGTGGTGCTTCTCTACGGCAATTGGTGCCGAGTCCTACCTTGTGTACGCATTCGGCTCGACCATCAAGGCTCAGCGGGCCGTGGCAAATGACACGATCACGTACACCGTGACCGGGATGACCTCAGCCATCAAAGACATTGTGATCGACGGCTCCAATTACTACGTCGCCACTGGCGACGGCCACGTGTTCTCCGGGCCTATCGACAACTCTGCCGCTGGGACGGCGAAGTGGGACTTCTCTTCCGTCAGTGACGTAACTCTCGGCTGGTCTAAGCAACGACTCATGGCGGGGATCGACAACGCCGTATATGAGCTGGCCGGGACCGGCCCTGCGCTGCCTGCCGCCGTCTACACCCACCCCAACGCGGGCTGGCGCTGGTCGGAGTTCGCGGAGTCTCCCAACGCAATTGTCGCGGCCGGGTCGGCTGGCACGACCTCGACCATCTTCAGCTTCACCCTCGACACTTCTACAGGTGTACCTCAGCTTCAGCCTGGCATTCCGATTGCCGCGCTGCCAGTGGGGGAGAAGGTGCTGTCGCTGTACAACTACACCGGGGAGACGCTGGCAATTGGCACCACCGTTGGCCTGCGCATTGGCGTATTCCAGAGCTTCTACGGGACTTTCAGCTATGGCTCGCTCACGTTCCCGTCGCGGCTGGAAGATGCTGCCGCTGTAACCTCAATCTCAGGTAGAGGGTCATTCTTGTACGCGGCGACCATGATCGACGGCGAGCCGTCTCTGATCCGCGTTGACCTGGGCACTCCCACCGACCAAGGGGTCTACGCCTGGGCTCCGGACCTCAGGGGTCCGGTAGCCACCACGGGTTCCGTCACATCGGTAACCTGCGACGCGCAATTGCGCCTGCGGTTCTCGGTGGACAATTACGGAGTCATCGGGGAGGTGCCGGGCTCCTATGGTGCTCGGGACGCGTGGCTGCGTACCGCGAGGGTGCGATTCAATACGGTCGAGCCTAAGCACTTCAAGTATGGGCAGATTCGCTCGGAAGGTGACAGCGGCGCAATTACTGTGTCCGCTGCCTCGGATACGACGGCGCTCAATGAGGTCTTCAAGACCGACGTATTGGGAACGTCTCAGCGTTTCCAGTTGACGCCGGGTCCGTGCGAATGGTGCCAGCTCACATTCGACTTCACCGACCAAGCGGTGCTGACTTCGTATCAAATGCTCGCTTTGCCCGCAGGACCACGGAATAGGCTCATTCAGCTTCCGGTTCAGATTTTCGATCAGGAAAGGAACCGGCACGGAATGACGATCTCTTCGCCTGGCCGGGCGAAGAAGATTCTCGATACGTTGGAAGCGTTTGAGTCCAACGGTGACGAGCTGACCCTTCAGGTTCCGTGTCTAGGAATTGATGCGGTCCGTGTGACCGTCGAAAAGTTTACGTTCACCCAAACGTCGAACCCTACGCCGAATAAGAAGGTGGACGTGGGCGGGTATGGCGTACTCGTGTTTAGGACGACCTCGTGATAATTGCAGTTATCGGCGCGGCCGGGGTTGTCCTAGCCGCTGTCATTGGCCTTCTCGGAGTATGGCGGTCTGATCGAACCGCTTTACAGCGCGTTGTTACAGAATCGAACGCCCGCTTAGTGGATAACCTTCAGGAAGAGCGCCAGGCCATCAAGCGTGACGTAGAGCAATTGAAGCGTCAGGTATCCGCCCTGCTATTGCAGGGTCGGTACAAAGACGACTACATCAACGAATTGCGCAGCCACATTGAGCAGGGGAAGCCCCCGCCGCCCCCGCCGTACCCAGCGGGGCTGCTGCGTATCGTAACGGAAGGAATCTAATGCCAATCTCTAGCAAGGTAGCGACCGGCGGCTATGCCGGGCTAATTAGCACGGTGCTCGTCGGCGTGCTCGGGCTCTTCGGTGTCACCCTGCCCGCTGCCGTGGTAGCGGCAATTGTCACGCTCGTCATCTTCGGTGCCTCGTGGCTGAAGAGGGAGACGAAGCTCGGCGCTGACGTAGCGAAGGTGGCCGACGCGATCCTCACGGACATGGAGTCGGAGGGGCCTAAGGTTGGCTGAGTATTCGGGCGTGTGCCCGCAGGAAAAGGAGTTCCGCACATTTGGCGGGACTACACAGTTCACACAGGGCGGTCGGTCAATTGCCACCGGCCCGTGTAGTACGTGTGGCACGACGATGACGGTCGTGCTGTACGATAAGTAATTGCGAGGCCAGAGGAAGGCGCGGGCCAACAGGGGAACCCTGCCGCGTGATTGACCTAGGCATTGAGCGGGGAGCATTCCCCCGTCCGCCACCTCGTGCAAAAAGAGTGAGGCCCCTACCCTGGGCGAGTGAGCCAGGGTAGGGGCCTCTTTTGCGTTGCGGGGGAGCGAAACAGGGAAATCTCGACCCAGCGCAACGCGGCCTTTAGGGCGCAGGCAGCCACGGGGGGAGCTGCCTGTGCCGTCCTCCATGCTACCAGAGGAACGCGAAGATGGAAGCGCCGATGAGCGCGAGGACCGCTGCAATTGTGAAGCCGATTGCCCACGGGTCGATGACTGTCTGTACCGAATGGCGGGGGTAACGGTGCTTACTCATTTAGGTAGACCCTTCCCCTGGTCACTTTGGATACGTGCTCTTGAACGCGGACGTAGAGCACGTTCCGCTTCCCTGTCATCCCGCAGGTGCATTTGCCTGTCTCGCCAGGGCAACCCGGCTCGTGCGGCATAGCCGCTGCAATTGCGGTCAAGATCGCACTCACGCCCGGACGGCCCGGTTGTTCGGCCAGCGGTCCCGCGTCTCGTCGTCGCGGAGCATCAGCGACGGGCACGGTGCCTTGTCGGGCTCGTGCTCCCCGGTGAAGTTGATCCGCGCTACCTGGCGGTGCTCCTGCCAGTCCGGGTAACCATCGCAGTATTTGCACACGCCTGGCGCGTGCAGAATAGCCTGGTCACAGTGAGGCGCAAATGCCCTCTTGGTCACGACCTGCCCCTGTCTCCGTAGTACCAGGATTGCCAATTGGAGTACGTGTCCCTGGCGTCCACGTCCCACTCGTAGTTTCGCATGATCTCGTCGGACACGTCGTTGCACACGTCGGTCCATTCACCACCACAATTGAGGCGGCGCATCAGCAAATACTGACGAAGCGTGTAGTGGAAGTCACCGTGAACGTCGGCCTCGGTCTGCTGCCATTCGGTCAGCCGGGGCATGTAGTCGAACTGGTCGGTGATGGGCTCGTCGGTCGCGGTCATGCGCTGAGCACCGATCCGGTGAGCATCCGCCGCCGGTCGAAGATTGCCAGCTCCGCCCGGTCGGCCGCGAGGCGCAGGAGGTTGCTGAGCAATTGCCCGCCTGAGCAGTGCCGGTCGTTGTAGTGGATGAGCTTCTCCCACGGCGTTGTGCCCTCGTGGAGCACATGCGGTACGCCGTCGGGGTCCGGGCAGTCACAGACCTTGGTGTAGTCGCACGCGTCGCACAATTCGCCGGGCAAGAAGTCCGCGA